TTAGGCCAAGTAGTCTTTTCAAATATACCCTTGGCTTGCTCCCATGATACAACAATACCCGCATCTCTTAATACTTTTGTATATTCTTTGCCAGATGATCCAGCTTTTCCAGTTGCACCCTGTATCAAAACAATCTGCTTTTTGGGAAGAAAAAAAAATATGTTGGCTAATTCGTTAGCAGAATAATAAGCACAATCAATACCAATTCCAATGGTAGGGCCAGAAGCACCTCCGGGCCATGTAAATTGGCTTAAATACTTGTTGTAGTAGTCTTCTCCTCCACCGACTTCATAGTCCATCAGTAGCTTCAAAGCGTTGCTAGAGGGCGTTTTCACGATTCGTAGCTATCTTCCTTTGCGTTGCTAGTCAACTTCTCAAAGATTTCCTCTTTTGCATGGGAAACATTACCAATAATTTGTTGAACTTGGCTTGTTCCAACTTTCCAATCATAAACCATCTTGCCAGTTACCAAGAATACAACGATTGCTCCAGTAACATATAGAGTATTTGTGGTGATTGTAACGAAACCAGCTAACGCAACTTCTGGTAGCGCATAAAGATGAGCAACAGCCCATCTCCACGATGCTTGGATAAGTGCAATGCCTATCAATGAAATAATAAGCCTTTGGGACACAATCTTGTCAATCATGGTCTAAATGTCCAAGCTGTCTTCAATCCGATATAAACAACTACACACAAAATGCCAGAAAGTGCAATCAACCGCCAAGTCCATAACTCTTTAAGGGCTTTGATTTGCTTCTCATGCCAATAATCGGCATCATTTTGAGCCTTGGCTAAATCCTTTGATTGCTTGTCAACTTGCGTTTGGTAAGTATTTACTGCGAAGATTACGTCCTTAATCGCCTCATTCCCTGCGGGGGTTGTGATATGCGGCTTGAGTTTCTCAATGCTCGTCTTTACTCCAACTACTGATGGTGCAGTATATTGCGTCTTTTCTTGTGTAGCGCACCCAACAAGCAGGACTAGCGCACAGACAGCAAGAATTTTTCTCATTTCCCCAAGGACTTTAGTTTTCTAATGCCAGAAACAATTGCAATAATTGCGGCAATAAAGGAAACAATGAGAGTCAGGTTTTGTAGCCAAATATGGGTTTGATTAAAAAAAGAAACAATCAAAGTAAGAAGAGAAACAATTGCGCTAGTTGACCCAACTTCTGAACTAGGAGCAGGATTATTGTTCATTTGAGGTTAAGCCTAGTTCCGTTACTGGATACTGATCAGCGTAGGAGTCGGATGCGCAAGAAATCACCCATGAAAGATATTTATCATTGGTTTCAAATGGAGCATTTTCCTCTGTTGTTGGGTTAGCGTTATAAGCCTCTCTTGCGGCAGAAATGCCTCGGATTTGCTCGTCGGTGAAATCAATCGTTAGGGTCATTTGCTTCAGATGTTTTTGGTGTTATTGTTTGAGCTAGAACTTCAATTGCTTGCTGGATGGCGATGAATCCTTGCCTTGAGATGGCGTTGATGTTTCTAGGCTCAAGAGCTTCGGAGATCAATTGCAAGGCTTGTTCTGGTTTCATTTGATTGTGCATAAATTAGACAAGTGTAATTATTGCAGAACGGGTTGTGTTGTCAGATCCACGATAACGAATGGTTAGCATTGTGTTGCTAGTCGCTTCGAATGCAAGATCGCCATTGGTCGCAAGCGTGACGGAGGAAGCTGGAATTAAAATCGGCTGGGTTATTTTGAGGAGATTGCCTGTTGCGCCAGTTCCGTTTCCAGTTGATGTTAGAGTGACAAGACCGCCAGTTGTGTTGGAAATCGACAACCAACGTCCGTTTGATGAATCTGTGTATGTGCCGTAAAGACGAGCATAGTTCTTCCCAACAACAAACTTACTTGATCCTGCAATTTGCAAATCCATTAGCAAGCTTGACGCATTACTCGCCGTATCGGTGATGTTTAACAAAATTGCTTTGGCAATCCCCGTGGTATTCCATGTTCCCTCCAGCGATAGTATTGGGGTCGTATTAGCTCCCGTAACGCTATAAAAATTAGGATAACCAATATAGGCAGGAACCTTATTATCTGTGAGAGTCAGCAATGTAAGGTTGCCAGAATCGTAGATTGTTTTCAACGCTCCACCCGCCGATTTACGGCAAACAAAATTACTGCCGTCCGTATCAAATCCAAAAAGTCCTGCATTGCTCTGCATCTGGGTTGCGCTTATCCCCTTGCATATAATAGTGGAATCAAGTTGAAGGGTAACGCCGGTATCGAAATTGGTTGTTATATAATTAGCAGTTAATTGATTGAAACTTGGGCTATCGGTCGTATTTAGCGATTGGTCAAAGGTCTGAATTGTGGGCTTGTTCAATATCTGCGTAACTCCGCTAGTTGCGTTCCAGTCGCTGTTGACTTGTTGTCTAATGATTGCCATAGTATTAGGCTCCGATTGTTACTTGTGCTGTGCTTCCTGCGGCGGCAAAGATTCCACGATGCTCAAGCCCAACCTCATTTGGGTTAGCAATGTAGGTATCACCAGCGTTAAGCAGATAAGTGAAGTTGCTAGTAGTAACAGCGGTGCTTCCCTGTCCAATGTAGAGAATAGCAGGGCCAACATTGTAAATTGCAAACTCTGGACGAGTTGTGCTTGCCGCAACAATCTGCGTGTCAGAGGATTCCGTAAATGCGCTACGAGTCGCCGTAGCCGCCTTTGCAAGCGTCACTCCACCAATCACATTGGTTCCAGCAGGAAGCGGATTGTCCAGCATAACATTGCTGACATTCGTACTTAAATTGTAAGTAATTCCAACAGTACCAACAATCGTGTTAGACCTAAAACGAATGCTTTTAAAAGCAGAACAATCAATCTGCCCAATGGTTGCAGTTGCCGCATTGAAGCTAGAAGAAGTATTGCCACTCGTAAGGGCAGTATAAGTTGTGGCAGTATAATTTGTGCCATCAACGGATGCTTCAATAGTTACTGTGCCAGTTGCTACGGCATTAGATTGGAATCCAAGAGTACCAAAATTGGTAACAGTAACAACAAGAGGTACGCTAGTGGTTACGGAACCGCTACCAGAAGTATCTGGATTTACGCTTCCAATAAAATTCGTACCAGCGTTTAGTCCTACGTTGCCAATGCTGTTTGAACCAGAAGGAAGAGGGCCAATAAGTGGGCCTACTATAGTTACTCCAGTAGCGATAGCATTATAAATCTGCCACCTTTGTTCACTATCGGTGGTATCAACAAATGTTTGAAAATTAAGTGGAGTAACAGACATAAAAGTTGGGTAAAAGTGGCGTGGAGGGATAGAACCTCCACACCACCTTTGAGTTTAATTACTGAAGGAAACCGACAACGTACACATCACCCGTGATGGCACCAATGCGACCAGCGGTATCAGCCGTGGAAGCCTCGGTAACAAGCGAGGGGTTGTAGTACGAGAAGGTAGTAGCCGTAGTCGAGATAACAGTCACAAGACCATTATAAGCGGCATTACCAACAGACTGAACCTTAACGCTAACGCCAGCAACGAGCCAAGCAGGAACACTCGCCACAGTAAGGGTCGAGATGTTGTTTGCCGTAGCACGATTGGTGGTAGCAAGCGCAGGAACAGCGGCAGTCGTGACGTTCACACGAACGCTTTGAGTTGCGGCGGCTCCATTGCTAGGCTTGCTAGTGGAGACTGGAACTTGTCCAAGAACATAGCCATTGGTAGCAGGGGTGAAAACTGTTTGTGACAGATTTCCCGTTGCGTTAGGGCTAGTCGAAACAGGCGTTGCAGGAAGAGTGGCGGTGGAGATATTTTCTCCAGTAGTGCCATTGTCAATTGCAACAACTGCTTGGGTTCCATTGGTTCCAAGAGCATTTTTATAAACGACAAACGAAGCAGTCGGGATAAACGTCTGCTCGTCGTAATCAAGTTGACCAAGGGTGTAAGTACCAGTTTTAGTAAAGTCAACGGACAGAGGGCCGAAGCGAACCAAAGTTAGGTTATTAGGAGTAGGGTTAGGTACGGACATAATATTTTTTTTAGATTTTAGTAGTAGCCGGGGGTGTTGTAAACCACATTGTTAAGGGTGTAGCTCACAAGAACAGTTCCAGCAGTAGTTGCAACCGTAATTGCATTGGACAACGGGCCGCTTCCATTGATGCTAAACACACCAGTATAAGCCACACCATTGACAGTAGCATTGCTTCCAGCAGGAGCCGTAATCGACCAAGTGATTGCACTTGTGGGGATTGAAAAGCTAGTGCCATTAGCAACCGATTGAAAATACGGAGTCAGGGGTTGCCCCTGCCCCACATAAAGTAGGGCAGGAGCGTTCAAGACATCCGACGGAGCATAATTAGATGGGTTCATCGGATTATTGTTTTATCGGTTAGATAGGCTGGCTAACAACGCTGGAACAGACGTAGCAATCAGGGGTGTATTGCGGCGTATAGTTCGTGGACAGGGTGCAAGGCGCAGGGATAATCAGACGGCTGGTATTGAGCCTGTGAAGGATCGAATGCATCAGGGTCGGATCTTGGAACTGCATACCCATACGGAACTGGTTCCAGAAGAAGCCTTGGTCACGCTTGATATTGCATTCCCAATCGGGGTTCTTCCATTGCCAATCACCAGCATAGTTCTGCGTCATGCCTTGGGCTTCACCAATTCCGCTTTGGGAGGGGCTGATCCACTTGATCATAGCCTTGTTAACCCAAGGGTTAGTGATACCAAAGTCGGCATTGTTGTATTCGGGGTTCTGCACATACTTGCAACCAAGCTCGGTGGTAACAGGCACATAAGGAAGAACACGAACCAGACGAGGCCAAGTGTCAGGATTGTTGGCGTTGAAGGCTGAAAGGGCCGCATTATAAGCCCAATCAACTTTCAGACGGACACCATTGATGTCGTTGCAGAAAGCGTAGTTTCCGATAACACGATCAATACCAAGGGAGTATTGAAGTTGCTTGTCATCGAAATCGCTAACGCTCTCCCACCATCCACCGGATTGCTTGGCATACTGCCAGAGTTGACGGAGAACACGGCTATCGGGAACGATAACCTCAAGCAGAGGGCGACCAGCGGCTTCGCTTACGTCGAGACGATAGGCATCATCTTCACGCTGAAGGTTGATGAGGATGTCATCAAGCGTATCAAGCGAGAGAAGACCAATGTTTCCAAGCTGGGAAGCGGGGAGTTTAACATAGACATAGCCCATGTTGAAGCTACCCTCGTTCGTTCCCTCAAAGGGCTGAACGATGAACATCTGATCGTCTTGAGCAACGCAAGAGACAAGGCTCTGACCATCGCTGATGGGACACCACTTGTGACCAGCACCTCCGATCCATTGTGAGCGAGAAAACTCCTCATGGACGTTCTTGGTGATGTTGACATTGGTAGCCATGATATGATCCATCTCTTCCTGTGGGAACAGACGATACATGAAATCGGTAAGCTGATACCAATCGGTACGCATTGCCTTGGTGAAAAGGCTGAACGAGTAGCTTTCCGTACCGGGGTGGGCGATTGTCTCAAACTGAATATCATCAGCATTTTGGACGCAACGACCACTCTGGACTTCCTGCCAAGGTTGATCGGGGTTGTACCATCCACGACCAAAGCGGAATGCCTTTTGGGTTGGGAGGGTGTTCAGAGGCCAAGTCTCGGTTTCAAGACGACCATAGTAGATGGAGTTAATCGCCATCTTCTTGATGAAGAAGGGATTGTAGTATGTCCTAGCCTCACGAAAGAGCGTATCAACGTCTTGGCATGAGGAGAACGTAATGCCATTCTGTGCCATATAATTAAGTGTTTTGGGTTTTGTTTATGTCCCAAAAAGGATCGCTCCCTTTTAGAACACGATTATGTGTTTAGGGTTTGCGATCTGGCAACCATCGCTGATGGTTTTGATCACCCCACTATTCTTAAGTTTGACGATCCGCTTATTATTTAATGTGGGTCGCTATCCCACTCATCGCTTCCACCAAGAACAGTCGGCTAATCAAAACCAACTAATCCAGAGTTATACTGTCAACGGACTATTAATGTGTTTTTAATAATCCGTCAACAGAAAAGTTTATTTATTTTGAAACTTCCGAAACAAAGCCGCAGGAGTTCTTTCCTCAACTTCATTTGCTTTGCCAGCAGAAGAAGAGCCAATAGTTCCATCTCCTGTAGAAGAACCACGCATTTTGCGAATGGTTTCATTTAATTCAGAAACTTGTTTCTCAAGCGCAAAGGTATAAGCCTTTTGTTTTTTAAACTTTGCTCCCTGTTGAAGAACACGGGTAATTTGTTCTGGAGCATAATTGCTATTCTCCCGCAATGCCGCTTCAGCAATCATCTCATCTTCTGATGTATCATCATCAATTTGTTGTGATGCAATAATTTTGGCAATTTCTTCTGGATACTTAATTGCCTCATCAAGCATTTGTTTGGCTTGTGAATAAGCATCCTGCCAACGCTTTCCTACTTGCGACCTTGTAGCATGGGCCTTGCGAGTATTTTCCTCATCAATCCTAGCCTTGGTATTTTGCCAATCATTGAGTGCAGAGTTTCTTGCCTCAATTTTTGCCATGACATCATAAGCCGTATTTTGGAACTTGGCTTGCTCCATTGGAGAAAGATTTTCGTAAATTGCATTTAGGGTTGTTTTGGAAATCTCACGCTGTCTTGATTTTTCCGCTGGGTCTTCACTACGAAGGGAAACCTCATAAGCGGCAATAGCTTTTTCAAATTCAGTAACGGAGAACTGATCCTCACCAACAATCATTTTAACTTGATTGTATCCATTAAGAATTGGAGCATCATAATCCCTTTTAAAGTTTGGATCAGCAGGAAGATTTAGCAAAGCATTGGCTTGACGAAGATTTTCAAGATCCGACATGAGCGCGGTTTCCCTTTCTTGCCTTTCTTTTACTGCCTCTTCAAGCTCCTTGCGTAGCTTCTCCATTTCCTTCTTTGTTCCTCCATCGTCAATTTTGGAACGAAGATCCTCAATTTCCTTTTCGTATTCTGGAATCTTTTCTACACGGGCCTTTAGTTCAGCCGCTTCTTTTGAAAGTTGTTCATTGGTTTGCTTGAGAGATTTAATATAACCACCTTTTTTCTCGTCCTCTACAGAAGAGGCTTTGATTTCTTGTTCTGGTCTATTCTCTTCAGCCTCACGCTTGGTTTGCTTTTCTTCATCAATCTTTTCCTGATATTGTGAAGAATCTTGATTTAGTTTTTCAGCAAACTTCTTAAAAAGGTCTGAAGGGTTTCCCTTTGGTGCATCCTTAATGTCACCTTTAAAAAAGCTATCTGCCTGTTTAATTGCGGCATCTCTTGCGGCTTTGTCAGCTACCGAAGCTGAAGTAAGATCGTTAGTTTGCGTGGTTTCTACAACGGCGGTTTCAGACATATTTGTGTGGTTATTTGTGGTTACTTGCGAAGAGCAATCTCTTCATTGGTCAAAGAATCATCAAGATCAGGATCAAGGTCAAGATCATGCGTGGTTATCTTCTCAATAATTTTTCTAGGATTTTCAGAAGCATGGAATGAATTATCTTCTGCTTCCAATGCATAATCCTGCAACATTTTGAATACTGCCACAACTGTAGAGTGATCGTTTTTTACAAGATCCTCGTAAATTGCTGTTTTAAGTTCGCTATATCTACGATCATTGATAATTGCGGCGGCTAGGTTAAGCGTGTTTTTGTCTGCCATATTATAGTTCGGGTTGCGGGTTGCTTGGTTCTGACATTCCTACTGGACTTTGCATTTCTTGGTTGTTTTTGTTTTGCAAAATCTGTGCATCTTGTGCGGCTTTTGCCCTGCGAATTTGAATCTCATTGGCGGCTTTTGCCCTCTTTGTAGCAAGATCAGTAGATGCTCTTTCCATTGATGTTGCCTCACGGAGATGGGCTTTATTTGCCAATGCCGCCAGTTTAATATCTTCTTTTTTCTTTAAGCTGTCAGTTTGGATAGCTTCTTTAGCAACCATAGCTTGTAGCTTGATTGTATGAGGGTCTTGCATTCCTTGATTACCCTGTTGTTGTTTGGCTTGAGCCATTTGTGCAACTTGGCTACCAAGTTCATCCACGCCACGCTGAAGCATTTGCATTTGTTGTGCATATTGCTTTGCCATTTCTTTTTTGGTTGGATCTCTTTCGATAAATCCAAGGTGTGCAATAAGATGCGGCCCTTTGAACCTCATAAGTGTAGCATAAATATCACGAAGCAATTCAAATGCCTCATCATCAACGGATGATTGCGCCTGTTGGCTATTCATTGCATTTTGTGCAACTGGCGAGGCTTGCATTGCCTGTTGAGCTTCCTGCAACGAAACCATTGCATCTTGAATGTGACCATTAAAGTGTTCAATATGGTTTTGATCGGGATACACACGGAAGTTTGCAGGGTTTCCTTTTGGATCAGTCATTCCAATGTTCTCCATAGAAATAATTCCTTGTTCATCGGGAATCTTAACTTGGCTTTGCTGGACGTAACGATTCACGTTTTGGCGACCATTGAGTGCGGCAATAGCATCAGCAATTGCATTTGCTTGACCTTCATTTGCTGGAGTCATTCCAGTAAGTGAAACTGTTTGTTGAGCCGCCATGAGCTTATAAGATGGGCTTCCAGAGCCAGCAAGCATATTGCTTTCTAGGTTTTCAATATTCTCCCACTTCCACGCTTCTTTCGGAACTCCATTTTGATTCATGAACTCTACAAATTGTTCTTTCATCTTATAACCATTACCACCTTTTGTGGTATTGCTCATTCTCTTATAGAGCATTCTCAACCAACGTGTCTGGTTATCATTAAACCTACGGATTTGGGTTCCTTGGAGTTTTGCAGATTCAGCGGCATCAAGTTCTGCCTCACCCTTTGTCCTTTGTTTCCCACCCTTATTCGCCATGCCGATATTGTAAGCACCAATGCCACGATAAAGATCAGCTTGATAAAACTGAATACCAGCAAGAATTTCTTGGAATGGAATACTAATAGATACTTGTATGGGTTCAACTTCTTGAGGCAAAATCATCCAAGGTTGCCATTCCATCTGTTTAAGTTTTTTGGTTGCTTCAGCAGTACCACCCTTAAACATCAGGCGAGTATTCCAATCTACCGCATCCATAAAGCGGTTCATGTGGATGTCATACGCACGGCATTGGATAAAGATAGATTCAGCTAGTCCTTGAATCTCATGCCAGATTCCGCTACCAGCAGAATCGGTCATGGGAGCAATGATGTCATTCCATCCATCTCCATCTTTTTCTACCCAATCTTTGCGATAGTATAGGAATCCTGTTTGATCCCTGTATTCTTCTTCAGTCAGATCCTTGCGACCATTTTCTTTATATCCAAGCACAAGACCTCCATAATTTTGCAGGAGAAGCATTTTGGAAATGGAGCCGTTAAACTCCATGATATACAACTCATAAAGTTCAATGCGAAGAGTATAAAGACGTGATAGGTTTAGGTTGCCGCTAGATACATCACGCAACCACTCCGTATTGGTGTAAGTATTGCGATAGTTTGTGGTGAACATCCGAAGGGAATCAACACAAGCCCAAAAGTTCCAACCCATATCCGTAGCATATTTTTGTGCCTTATCAGGATCTTCCTCCCCACCAGTAATCTTGAGCCAGAACTCAAGGGGGGTGTAGCTACGTTTAATGCAAATCTCACCCAAGTTCGTGAGGTCAGCATACGTTTTATCTGGAATTAGCACATTGGAGTTATGAAAACTTTTTGTGGGCCAACCATCCCTATCTTCTGCAATCTCAAAGCCCTTTCCAAACAGGGTCATTTCCTCAACATCAAGTTCCACGTTATAATTGTAGCTATTCCATGAACGAAGCATCCTATCAAAGCCAACGCTAATAATGTCACTCCATTGCTTCTTTTCCGTGGGGTTGCCAATTTTTGTAGTAATATTTGCGGCAGTATTTCGCTCCATAACCATGTCAACAAACGATGACTTTTGGTTATCAACAATAAATTTCATTTGTCGGAATGGAACATTGCTCATTCCCGAAAGCTGACGAGACGCTACTTGGCTATAATCCGTAGGGGGAAACCCTTTGTAGCATTTGTAAATGCGACCCCACTTGCGCTCACGACCAGCATTATCTAGTCGCAAGTTCCAGCAAATTGTAAATGCATCATTGGCGGTTTGGACACGGCTTGTTGGTGCAACACCATTGGAGTTAATGGTATTAAATCCCCAAGAGGAAACACCTTCACGATTTACAATTTTTTTGGTTTTAGCCATTTTATCCGAGTGCTTGGTTCATTGCTTGTCTGCGCTTTTGACAGGAGGTACATCCTTTTGCCGCTTGCTCAAGGTTTGATTTAACCCCAAGACTTGCGGCTACACGATCTCCCAAATTTGCAAATGTATGAATTACATTGGCTACTTTGTCTCCAGCTTCTTGCCAACAATATTGACTTCCAATCCTATTACAGATTTGTTGTTCAATCAAGTAATCTAAATTATCAGGAACAGAAACATTGTTTACCATCATGTCACTTGAAACCTTTTGTAAAAAAGATCGACCAAAAGGAAGATCCATTCCGTTGACACGATAAGTATTACCTTGATCGTCGTTATATTGATACCAGAGTCCTCCGGGGATTGATCCGTTTTTATCTTTGAGTCTCATGCAGTTCAAATGCTTGTATTAATTTATAAAATAAGTCAATAGTAATTGTGCATGAATTATAAAAACCTTTGTTTGGATGTTCCACAGGATACAGATTACGGAATACCATTCTTCAAAAACCAACATCAATTTGTTCGGGAATTAATTGCATATAGATTGACCCGTGGAGAGTTTGGAAGGCGTGAGCGAATCAAAATGGGAATCAAATTGGATGAATGCGGATTGCTTAACCCTGCACAACACATGGTTAATTGCTTCCAGTTGATTTATGGCAATGATGTTTTGCTCCATTCCCAAGGGATCGCAAACAATTATGCTTTGGACATTATAGATTTGTTCTGCAATGAAAACGATTGGGGCATTGCTGGTTGTGCATCTAGCGGTAAAACATTTTCTGTTGCGGCTTGCATCATTATTGATTGGCTTTGCGCCCCTGATTTTACTTCAACCTATGTGGCATCTACATCTTTGGACGCTTCCGAAGACCGATTGTGGGGTAAGGTTTGTACTCTTTACCGCATTGCTATGCGTAACCTACAGGCTAAATACGGAAAAGATGCCTCTATTGGCAACCTTGTGGAGTATCGTAGGATGATTGTTTTTGAGTCTATTGACACAAAAGATTCAGAAAGAGACTACACAAATGCTATCAAAGCCTTGGCTTTCCCTAAAGGAGGTGAGGGAAAACGCTCTGTTGAGAACACAAGAGGGCGCAAAAATGCTCGTATGCGCTTGTTTTTGGATGAATTGGCAGAAATGGATTTATATGCCCTAGATACCCGTGTAAACCTTGGGGCAAATCCAGATTTTATCTTTGGAGGCATGGCAAATCCTTCTTCAACAGCAAATAACCCCCATACTGAACTTTGCCAACCAGATCACCCCTTGGAATGGGAGTCTGTAAATCGCTATACACACAAATGGACAACGAGAACGGGCGTTGCGCTTCACCTTTCTGGTGAAGACAGCCCTAATTTCCAAGTTCCTGATGCAGAAATCCCGCCATTTGATCGGTTTTTGACCATTCAAGGTGAAGCGGCTACCCTAAAACGATGCTATGGCAACAAAAATGCTCTAGAGTATTGGCGAAATGTCTATGGATGGTGGCCCGATTCATCTGTAGAACTGACAATCTTCTCAAAACAGTTCATCCAAGGATGCGACATCAATTGGGAGCCAGTTTGGAGTGGTAAAACAAAGGTTGTTTGCGGTTTTGACCCTGCATTTACCGCAGGAGGAGACAGATGTGCGGCTACATTTTGCCGCTTTGGGCCAAACGATACTGGCAGAAACCTTGGATATTACCTTGGAACTAGAGAATACAATAGTTCAGTAGGAGAGGTGTTTGAAGAAAGTATTGCAATACAAGTAGTTAGAGATTGTCTTGAGTATGGAGTCCATCCAAGGGACTTTGGATTGGATATATCTGGTGACGGCGGCAAAATGATGAGGGCAATCATCATTGAATGGAGTAAATATAATCCAGAAGCCATGTTTGTGTTCCCTATTTCATCTATGGGGATGCCTACAGAGCGCAAAATCAGCAACCTAGATCAGCGAACTTGCAAGGAAGCGTATGATCGCTTGGTTACGGAGTATTGGTTTGCTGTTCATACTGCCATGTCAACTCGCTCTTTGGTTGGCATAGACGTTGAAAGGCATTCCCAAGTAGTCAATGAACTTTGTTCTAGGCTTTACTCACACAAGGGCAGAAAGGTTTCTGTTGAGAAAAAACTCGACATGAAACAGCGGTTGAAGAAATCACCCGATTTGGCTGATTCTTTTACCTATGCTGTTCAAATGCTCCGAAGAGCAGGACTTGAATTCAATTTTGAAGAAGAGGCTGAATCCTTGGACATTTTGGAGATTCGGGATTTTGAAAATCGTTTGATCCATTCAAAGGGAGATACGGAAGAAGCGGCAATGGAAGAAGATTGGGGATATGGGGGTTCCACTCCTGATCCAGATGGTTTTTAAAAAAAGTAGTTGACGGAAATATCATTTTTGATAAATTGGAAAAACTGAATGGTGAAGCATTCAAGAAAGACTTTCCTCAAACAAACGAAAGCCCCGCTGTAGTGCTTCACCACTCGGCGGGGCTTGCCCGTTATAGCAAGTGAGGATGGGTGTGAATGCGTACCACATGATCCAAGAACTCGGCTTTGGAGAACCAAAACTCCATACCCGTAAGAAACGAGGAGAAACACCCTGCTTGCAGATTATCGGTGAGCAGTAGTTTCTTTTCTTTTCTGACAGGCTTTCTCACTTGAGGGTGGGGGGATAAGGGGGGAATTTGCTTTACTCTTTTCTGTTTCTTTAGCCT